TTCATATTGTTGCGACGCTGCATCACGACGGGCATCTCTGGCGTGTCAGATTTATGTATGCCAGTCTCGGCCTGTTGCATTGCTGCGTAGGGCTGAAACTTTTCCGTGCGCTTGGCTTCAACCCACAAGTCGGGCGTGCCAAGTAAGTCGGCGCGACCACCGCCAGTTATGTATGACCCACCTCCCGATAGGGGTGCGCGTGTGACTTTGCCTTCGCCACCGAACAATCGTCGGTCTAACCACTTGGCAAGCTCTCGCTCGTAGCCGTCGCCTTTTCTTTTCTGTTTGCTCACGTCGGCTCTCCTGTTTATTTAAACTGCCAGTCGTCGGGGATGCCCATTAAGTCTGGGCTTTTGCATTTGTTGCAGACGTATTGCCAACGTGGTCGAGAGGCCGTCGACTTGCACTTGATGCAAGGGCGCTCCCAGTTATCAACTTCGGATTGGTTGGCGGTGATGGCGTACTTCGCACCGTTAAATTCAGCGAGGCCTTCTCGGACTAAGATGCGTTTAATTGTATCGGAACAGCAGCCAAATCGACGGGCCATTGCGCGGTAAGAATAATCGTGGTCGAGCATGTATTCCAATAAGTCCCGCTCTCCCTGTGACAGGGCAGCTCGGACAGATCGCATAGGTTTTCCTTCACCTCCAATGCGGGAGACACCCCCGCCAAGGGGGGTGTCGGGTATGGGGTTTGTGACATGTAATGGGATTGACGAATGGACGTCCTTAGTATTTATAATCGCGTGAGCGTCGCAAGGTACTAATAGTTCTAACCGTTCAAACAAGGACAGTTGCTTCGCACTGTCCCCCCGCATGAGACTAATAGAACTTATAGAACTAATAGCGTTCACACCCACCTCCCAACTTCATAGACAGGCAGACTGAGCTTGCGGCTTATGTCCTCAACCGACATGCCTTGCCCCGCATAGTAAGCAGCTTTTTGTTTCATGGATGCGGTGGACACGACGTACTGTGAGCCGTCGATTAAACTCTCAGCCCAGCCTATGAAGTGTGTCTCGTGCAGCTCTGTCGTCTGCCTGACCTTGCCGAAACTTATTTGACTGACCATGCGCAGACGGCTGTCAGGTCGTAGCCTTTGCTCAAGGAAACCGAACGGCGTCCACAACTTTCCATTGCCGTCGTACATTTCCAGATCGCCGTCCCACAGGCCAGCCTTCGCCTTCGCGTCGGCCTTGCGCTGGAACACCTGTGTCACCATCACTTGTGTATCAATGTCGGTGAGCTGCGCCGTGCTGCCAGCCTCACGACCAAGGCCATTTTCCCCCGGCTTATTGCGGTGGTGAACCATCACGACAGACGCGCCGAACTTATTGCGGATAGACTTAGCGACGTGATTAACTTTAAACCACTCGGATGCCGACGCTTCCTCTAACCCACCAAACGCATTGCGCACCGTGTCGATCACGACGATGTCGGGCTTGATTGCTTCCAGCCATTCACCCAGTAGACGAAAGCCTTCTTCGGTAGACAACACCATTTCGCCGCCATCCTCTGCGTTGATAAGAGACGGCGACCACATGTTGAACTTGTCCGACGTCTCGCCAAACATTTTCACAAAATTCTTAAACCGATACAGTATAGTGCGGCTTGGATTGTCGTAGTCGAGATATAAAATCTTGGCTGGCTTCGTTTCGTAAGGGCCGAACTGTTCTTTGCCAGCAGCCATTGAGGTTAGTAAGGCTTGCAGAAAAAAAGACTTGCCGTGGCCGTTATATCCCACGACCTGAGTAATCGTGGCGTTTGGAATGATCGGGTCGGCCCAGTATTCTGTCTCACCGATACTGTCGATCAGACGATCAATGTCCGAACCCAAGATGGGCTTGAGCCTACCAAGTCGCAGAGGTTTTTTCTCTTGGACTATCCGGTGGCCATCACTGTCGTAATCAGACGGGTAGTTACGACGGTCCATTTCGATTGCGCTGCGCACTTTAGTTTCTATCCAACGCTTCGTCTGGTCGGGGTCGTAGCCAGCCGAGTTTAGAAACTCGTCGTTAAAATCGAGCGCAGCCTTAAGGCAATCATCACCAATGATGCCCTGCCTCACCTTCTGCCCGACGTAACGAACCATCAAGGCGTCGGTCCCGTCACCGTCTTGGAGCTTGCGCCCAAGGTGGGCAACACGCACCTTCGTCTGGTCCCATATGCTTACAAATTCTTCGGGGTTGTGTAGGCCTACACCTGACAGGTCGAGTGAACCGAAAGAAAATTCATCGCCAGCCTCAGTAGCCACGCCCTTCCAAGGGTGAAGGTCTAGGTCTTCCCAGTCAGCAGTTGTTTCAAATGTGTACTCGTGTTCAACGATTTCATCTTTTACTTTGATCGACGGGGGCATAACGACAAACCCGCCATCGCCACGAAAGTCTAGGCCTTCGACTTGTGGCCAGTCGCGGCCAACGCCGCCGACCTTATTGGCAAACCTCGTGCCTTGTCGTGGGTGCTTGAAGTAAAAGTGAGCGCCCTTTTTTGTGATGACTTTGTACGGTGTAGTCATCGCGTTCTTCTCGGCAAACTTAATGGCGTCTTCGTTGTCGCAATCAACAGCGACCACACCTGACAACTCACCAGTAATCAGACCGATGTTAAAATATTTTACGATGTTGCCCGACTTGGTACGCACCCCTTCTGTAAACCAATCGTCTATCATGTCGTCGGTGACGGGGTTCGTCTGCCAGTCCATCCACCCAAGCAACGGCGTCTTAGACGTCAGCGACAAAGGCATTATGTTCCAGCCTCGGTCATGTGCCTCAAGAGCAGCGGTGTAAGTGCGAGACTTAAATTTATCTAGGTCATGTTCAGTCAGCGTCTTGCCTGTCATTGATTGCATCCTCGAAATAATCGTTGAGTTTAAGGTTGGGGTAATGTTCTAACAGTCGTGCGATAGTAGGCGTTCCAAAGTAGCCTGTGCGGATCGCGCGATATGGTGCGGTCCTCGTGTTGCCTAGCAACTCAGCTACGTTGTTGACCCCACCGCAATCGCTGACAAAACGTGCGGCGTTGAACTTTATTGTCATCTTGTTTCTCCTTATGTACTCCCCTGCTAATGGTCAAAATACATCTCGTCTACATATCGTGTGACGTTTGTGACACAGAATATGACATATCTTAATTGTATCGTGGAAAATTTACAGATAACAATGGGGGACTTACTTCAACTTCTATAGGAGACTTCAATGTCCGATTGGGATACCGCCCCGTCCAAGGGGATTAACAACGCCAGCCCAGCTCTGGTCGCCGCCGTCGCAGAATATAAGAACGTGTCGGAGACGCTGGAAAAACTACAAGAAAGACACTCTAGTTTACTAGAAACCATTAGCGCCGAGTTCCCCGTCATGGCGGGTGAACAAGCAATCGACGTGTCTGGCATGACAGTCACTTGCAATCGTGTTGAGCGGTGGACGTGGGATGCTGAATACCTAGAAGACGTATTCGCAACCAGCGACATTCTGCCCGACCACGTCAAGAAAAAGCTGACGGTTAGCAAGCGTCTTTTCCAGAACCTTGAAGACGCAGACAAGGCGATACTTATGCCAGCACTCACGCGCACGCCGGGTCCAGCGAAAGTTAAGGTGATTGAGGTGTCTAATGTTTAGCCCACAGAACACAAAAGACGAGACGACTAGCTTTCAGAAGTCGTTGTTCTTCGCGCCTCATGGCTATGGAAAAACTACGCAGTTTAAATACTTGCAGGATTATTACGGCAAGGGTTTCATCATATCTGGTGAGAGCGGCCTGTCGTCTATTCGCTCGGCCAACATAGACTTCTTACCTTTCAATTCGTGGAAGGGTAAGTCGGACCCGACGTCTGGTGACTACTCGTTCGTAGATATATTTCGCTGGATGAAAACGCCAGAGTTCAAGGCGAAGGATTATAAGTGGGTGGGGATCGACAGCCTCACGGAACTGTCCTCTCACTCACTGAAATCTGCACAGCAAGACGCAGACGAAGAGGCCCAGCGCCAAGGTAAAAAAAACGCCAACGGCTTTGAAGCGTGGGCTAAGCACAGCGCCAATTTAATCGGTGCGTGCAAGGCCATCAGAGATATGCCGCTGCACTTTCTTGTCACGGCACTTGCAAAAGAAAGCCAAGACGAGAACGGCAACACAGAACACTGGCCATTTCTGGATGGCAAGGCGGTGCAGCAAGCACTGCCGGGGATTTTTGACAATGTATTTGCTGGCGTGCGTGCCACGGCTGGCGACCAAGGAAACCAGCAAGTCATTCGCTACATAATTACGGACGACGTGAAGGGCTGGAAGGGCAAGGTCCGTGACGAGAAGCGGCGTCTTGCTCCCGTTGAGACTACAGGAAACGTGGTCGACTTGTTCAAGAAGATGGCAATGTCCGATGCGGAATTTAAGAAACTTGAAACCAAGGAAACAGCATGAGCTTTTCATTCGACAAACTAAATCTAGGCGGCGTCCAAGCGTCAGGCGCTTCGACTATGCTACGAGCTGGACGCTACGTCTGCACAGCAAGAAATGCTGCGCTGAGCGACACTAAGTCTGGAGGCAAATACATTGAGGTCGAGCTAAACGACAACAATGACATGGGCAGCATCAAGGCCTATCTCAATATACATATCCCTGCGTCTGAAACTGCCACTCGCATTGGCCGTGAGCAGCTTAAAGCTCTACTGACATTTGGCGGTCACAAAGACCCAGACAATATCGGAAAGCATGGCATCGCGAGCATCAACGGCTTGAAGACAGGCGTGCTAGTCGTGTCGGAGAGCTACATCAAAGACGGCGAGACGCGAACTGGCTCAAAGGTCAAAGGCTTCTTTGATCCAAAGGGCTTCGTCCCCTCGACTTCCCCATCGGTCACGCCACACAGCGCCCAAGCACCTGCTGTGGCCCCGCCGTTGGATGACGACATTCCATTTTAATCCTCCCTAAATGGATTGTCGAACTGGGGGTGAGAGCCTGTGGGTATGCCAGACGTAGATCGTCTCAGCGCCCGAACTTTGGTAGCTCACCCCCTTTTTTAAATAGACAAATGGACAAGGCAAATGGACAAATGGACAGGGTGTCCAGACATAACAAGTCTGATAACTGAAGCATACCGCGAAGAAAAACGTGGCAAGCCAAGACAATACATCGGTGCGTCGGGCATTGGCCAGCAGTGTTTGGCGTCCATTGCCTTTAGCTATCGTGGCTACCCCGACACGGCTCCCGAACCACAGCTCAAAAGAATTTTTCGTGACGGCCACAAAATCGAATACGACGTCGTAAAAGACATGCGTAAAGCTGGCGTCTACGTCATGGAAACTGACCCGCTGACAGGTAAGCAGTGGAGATGGACCGGCTATGGTGGGCTGGTCATGGGCAACGCAGACGGCCTGATGGAAGTCGACGGTGAGCTTATTGGCGTCGAGATAAAATCTATGAACATGGCCAAGCACGCCGAGTTTATTAAGAAGGGTGTGAAGGGATCGCACCCAAGCTACTACGACCAGATGCAAGCTATGATGGGGCTGTCTAACATCCAGCGGTTTGTGATCGTCGCGTACAACAAAAACAACTCCGCGTATCATCATGAGTATGTAGACTTCGACGACTTTCGTTGGGCGTACCTCACGACTAAGATCGAAGACGTGCTGAACAACAGAGTACAGCGGGTCGCCTCAGACGAAAGTGATTGGCGTTGTCGAGGTTGCTTTAAGCGAGACGCTTGCTGGTCTGGCACTGAGCCAGAAGAGAAGTCGGTCAGGACGTGCGGCAACAGCTACGCAGATAACGACGGCGTACTGCACTGCAAAAAGTGCGACGCTATGATGTGTACTGATTGGATAAAATTTGAGCCGAGGCCGACATGAAGATCAAAGAAAAAAAGAAAAAAATTGTTGAGCTGAAGTTCCTTGCGTCGAGCGTCAAAACTCGCATTGAAGATTTGGAATGGATGATTGCTTATGGCAACGACAGGCCAATCAATGAAGAGACTGAGCTGTCCGATAGGCGCAAGGCTTATGACAAGCTGAAGTATATACGACGGGACATTGCTGACCTTCAAAAGGAAATCATTGATGCAGAAGCATAGATTGATTGCCTTCGTCGGGCCGATAGGCAGCGGCAAATCGGTATGCGCGGATTACTTATGTAACTTTTATGGCTATACTAAGATCAAGTTTGCTGGTCCGTTAAAACGTATGCTTAAAGAGATGGGCTTGACCGACGAACACCTTGAGGGTGCGCTTAAAGAGCAGCCTTGTGACATACTTGACGGGAGAACACCACGATGGGCGATGCAAACACTTGGAACGGAATGGGGACGCGACCTAATCAGCGAGCGGTTATGGGGCAACGTGTGGCAACATCGGGCCGATCAACTTCTGCTGACCCAGCCAGTCGTGACAGACGACTGTCGCTTTCAGAACGAAGCGGAGAGGGTCAAGTCGATGGGCGGGATAGTAGTGCGAGTGTCACCACCGGACAGCCACTCGACAGGAACCGCCGCCAATCATAGCAGCGAGCAATACGACTACGACGTCGACATGGTGATTAAAAATCCCGGCGATAATTCGCTGCATAAAGCGTTAGACTTTCTTGCCGCTGGCAAGCAAAAGGTGTAATGTTATTAGGTGGGTTGGCCGAGGACGCAGTTGGGTCAAAGATATTGTTTTAATCGCTGACCCACACCACTAGCCCAACCACAGCCAGACACCCGTGAACATACCCGCGATTAAGAGGGCGAAGAGGGCGACAGCGCATGTCATCTCTATTTTGTTTTGCAGTTCTTCTCGCCGTCGTTCTTCTTCTAGTTTTCTTTTCTTTTTAATCTCGCCCCTCACTTTAAGGAGAGCATCCCACGCATAAAATCCTCGGCTGGCGATCACAGCTTTCTTTAATTCTATTTCTAGGTCGTTGCATTTCTGCTGAGCTGCGTAAGTTTCAAGCGCCTCTTCGTTGACGGACTTGCCAGACCGCTTCCGCTTTTTTTTGTGACCATCCCTGACTTCGTCGATGGCCCCCCACATTTTTCCGATGTCGCCCATCATCGAATGGGCATCCTTGCCCAGTTTTACACCAGACTTAATCGCAGCGAACGCTGCGACTGCGACTGATATAGGCTCCACGACTTAGCCCTTATCGCGTATGTTGCGAGCTTGTATCTTGCGGATGATTGCCGCCGCTTCTTTGCTGACCGTCGAAGGTATCGGTTCAGTGGTCGTTCTTTTCTTTGACCATTCTTGCACACCCTTCATCCCGTTAAGGCGGTCCATTGTATTGGCGCTTACCTTCGGCACTTTAGCTTTCTTGGGTTGTTTATCTGTCATTTTATTCTCCTATCAGCCAGTCTTCGACGTCGAAACAGGGACATGCCTTGTTCGACCATTCGTTATGCCCTGAGACAGTAGTGATCGTTGGATGTTTTTCCTTTAGGTCTGCGATTAAATTGCGCAGCGCGACGTCTTGCTCAGCAGTAAAGTTATCCTTGAAGATGTCGTGAGCCTCGCCGCCACGTCCCCCCAAAAGTGTCACGCCAATAGAATGTTTGTTGCGACCACGGCAATGCGCTCCACTATGACCGATAGGCCGAGCTGACCCGACGTCGCCTTTACGATTGATGGCGAAATGGTATCCACAATTTTTCCAGCCCCGGTCCTCCACATGCCAGCGCGTCAACTCTTTGACAGCGTCTTCGACTGGCTTGTCTTCATACCAAGACGGCCTAGTCGCAGTGCAGTGAATTATGATTTCAGTCAGCTTTCTCATTGGCCTGCTCCTTGATGTGCTTTCTTTGTCGCTCGATTTCTTCGCGTTGTTTTTCAAGTTCGACAAATTGCTTGTCGATTTCATTAAGTTTGGGAAACTCCACGACATTGTCGTGCCAAACAGCCGTAAACTCCCCGTCATCCGACGTGTCATATGTCATACCTTTTCGCCGTCGCAGACTACGTCTGCGTTTGTTTCGATCCACACCTTTGCTCCGCACGACAACGGTTTGTCGGGCGAGTACACAACTTTGCTTGGCCCTGTTATCTCTACTTCGTAGGCTTTAGTGTTGGCCTTGTAGGTCTTCACCGTCAGCGGCGGTTGCTGCTCTGACTGCTTAGAGTTGGCCCGAATAATGTGCATGTTGACGTGGATTTTTTTCTTCATTTGCGATTACCGAAGTATTGTGTCGCACCACGGATACCGAAGCTGGCTGCGACTACGCATCCCCAAGTATATATGAACCAGTCGGGGGCTTGCTCTAGTGCAGCGAAGCCATCGAAGACTATGTCTCTCCCAGTCTCCCCAGTGAAGCATACTATAATTGGAAGGCTCATCAGGATTGTAATATACTCATCCTTCCACGAAGACTTTGAGCCTTCGGCCATGATCTTTTCCCAGTTCGCTTCAGACTGAGCTTGCGACATAAGTATCTGCGACTTGGCTTCTGCCTCTGAGACTTTCATCTTAGTCTCTGCCGCCTTAGTCTCGACCTTGCCTTGCAGCCATGTGCCAGCCAAGTTAGCCAGTGGGCCAATGAGTGCTTGGATCATCGCTCCTTACCTCCTGCCACGAAGTAGCTGGCAACCAGCCCAGACAGAGCAAGAAACTGAGCCATCAAAATACTCTCGGCAGCTTCCATGCGGGTTGGGTCATAGATGGTTGCGGCTGTCACGCACAGCATCATGCCCAAGCTACACCAGCACATATGTCGACGGTTAGCTTGGTAAGTCTTGAAGTCGATGTGTTCACGTTCTTCCTGTGTCATTCTTCAAATCCTTCTTTTAAACCTTCCATGATCTCTTTGACCGTTGGACGGCGCTTGGTGTTGGGCGAGTAACGACACTGAAACGACTTGGGACACTCAGTGTAGCTGAACGACGGGTAGTGATACGCCGTCGTTCGGTTTGGACCGAGATAGATGCACACCATCTCGCCCGAAATTTTTGTGCGCTTGGCCAGTTGGCAAGTGACATAGTCTGGGGTGGCCAGACCCGCGACTAGGAGTGCTGCAACCCACATCAGTCAAATTTCCCCCCGAACTCTGCTGAGTTGAAGTCACTAGAGAAACCACCTTCGAACTTGCCCTTCTTTTTAGAGCCTTTCTTCGCAGCTTCGCCTGCCATAGTGTCGGTTGCGCTTTCCTTAAATGCAGCTACGCCACCCCCCACAGGTATGCGGCCAAAGATAGACCGATACATTGTGCGTTGCTTGGCGTTGCCGCCGTCTTCGTCGCCAAAGGCTGCATCACTTACACCCGCTACGACGTTGACACCGTCGAAGAATGTGCTGACGGCTGGACCACCGACTAGAGACGCCTGTCGAACTGAACCATACGCACCGTTGTCGAGCTGAGAAGCACTGTTATATAGCAGCTCTCCGAACAAGCCGAGGCCACCCAAGGCCAGTAGCCCTTCCCAGTATGTTTGGACTACCCGATCAGTCATGCTTTCGTCTGTCGCACCAAGCATTTTTGCAATGGGCCACAGAGGGTTCATTCCTTTCTTCGAAGCGTAGCGCATCCGTAGGGCCATAGAGGTTTCGTCTTCACCACCACGAGCTTGCACCACGTCTTTGGCCATCACGGAAACCATGCCCATACCCACGCCAGCGGTCATTAAATAGACGGCTGGTTTGACGTTGCCTTGCTTAGCTTCACTGGCAATGTAACCACCCAAGCGGGACATCATTAGTGGGAAAGACTTGAGCTGCCAGATCATCGACTGCCAAGGGTTTTGCATGGGTAGCGGCGTGTCGTTCGGGTTCGGCATAAACACGCTTTCGTTTGTAAAACGTATCATCGACATCTGCACTTGCTTAGCAATCCGCTCGTCGGCTGGCGGCAAGTCGTCAAGACGCATCGCGCCATACGCAAGGAAGTCGTACTCTGCGCCGTCACCCGTCAAACCGTACCGCTTCAAGTACCGGACTGATGTCTGGTAAGCCCTGCTGTTAGACTGGCCGTTAGCACGCATAGAAAGTGCGCGACTTATCTCAGTCTTAAAGCTCTCAAAGCCTACCATTGCGGAGACTTCGCGGTTGAAGTTTGTCCAAGCGGTCAAGCCAGTCAGGTTAAAGAACGAGTTAGTAAACTTTTGATTGCCTTGCCCTGTCTGCTGTACTGCCCTGTCGTGCATAAGGTTTTCAATCCCGACGCCGATGTTGCGTGCAGCGTCACGGTAGGCTGGGTCTTTTTTGATGAAGCCCCTCCACGCTTGAGTGAACGCACCCATGTCCCCACTGCGAATGAGTGGCAGCACCATGTCAGGCATAGATGTCAGGGTGGTAAAGCCAAGCAACGACACAGCGTTAAAGGCCTTCATGTTGCGGCTCACGACGTAGCGCAATTCACTGCCATCGCCGCCATCTATTGAACGCTTGTTTAGCACGTTCATCATGTCGCGCATCTTGCCTTCGTTTTGATGGTTTAACCGATTGGCTTTTGGGTAATCGACCAGCGCGTTGACGATAGCATCCACCCTTATATTGTACTGAACGTCGCTACGGTCCTGTCCCTCGGCGGCATTGATAAGCATGGCCTTCGCACGCTGCTTACCTTGCTTGCGGCTATCTGCTGTGTCACCTAGCTCACGCTCAACAGCCACCAGCAGTTCTTTTAGTTCGTCTGCTCTACCCTTGACGGGAGGTACGGACACTTTGTCAATTTGGAGTGGGCCTTCCTTTGTGCCACCATACGCCGACGTGTGCTTTGTGGATCGAAGTATTTCGACTGCACGGTCAAGCGCATTGCCCTTACCGCTTAATGTTGTACCCCTCGCCACGTCGAGGTAAGTGTCAAAGCCGTGAAGGTTTAGTCCAAACTCTTCGGTGAGCAGGCGCTTGCGCACTGTCCTGTCAAAATACTTGGACATGATACCTTGAAGGTCAGTCACTAGAAAATTCTCTAGTTCAGGCATGTCTGCTGGCTGAAGCTGCAACACGCGAGGCGCAAAGACGTCACCAAAGGCTCGCTGAACATGCTCGTCTACTGATGGGTCATGCCCCTTAGTTAAGCGGAAGCTCACGTTCTCAGCAATTTCGCTTAGCTCGTCCATCGACTTGCGATTTTGCCCTAAGTAATCTGGCGCGTCTTGCTCGCGCTTCATCATGTCGACGAGTGCTTTCTTAAACCGCTTTGGGTTAGCAAGAATGGCCTCTCCATCCCAGACCTGTGGGATGTAGAAGTCTGAACCTAAAGCCCGTGCGTCACCCACGGCAATTCCTAGCGCACGCATTTTTTGCAGCTCAGCGTCAAACGTCTTGCCGATTTTCAAAGCTAATTCTTTTTCGGCAGGGTTTAGTTCTTCGACTGCTCCACGACCTCGACGTAGTGCGGCTATAATGCGCTTGTGGCTCTCTGGTTGCTTCGGGTCTTTAAGCATTAAGCCACGGTTCCGGTTGGCCCACTTGCCAATTCGACCCCCAGCGTCAGGCAGTTTTTCTAACTCACGAAACAGGTTGTTGATTGTGTTGTTAAGTGTTGCGTCGTGCGCTTCGTAGAAACCCGTCCCTTCGGTAGGCTTGATCTTATCAGCGTACCAGTTCGCTCCAATGTTGCGGAAGTGTGCTGAGTTCTCTGCGAAGAAATTTCGCACCGAAGAAAACTTGCTAACCTTCTGAACATCATCATCTGACAAGTCTTGCTTCTTAAACATCTTGCCTAAAGTGTTGGTCAAAGGGACAGGCAGCTCTAGGTGCTGCGCCTCTTCGATTAAGTTAGCGAAACGGCCATTAGCAAGCTCGCCATTTGTGACCGCCATTTCCTCTGCAAGTAAGCCGCCTATTTTTCTTGAGGTGTCTAGGCTAGGTAGCGTTGAGTACCCTGCGTCGACTTCTGTAAAGCCTCCTTCAGCGCGTTTGACCGCCGAGCTGTTAAACACAACGTCGCCTATGTCTGTAGTCAAAGCATCGTAACCTTGACGCTCTATGAAGCTGCTGAATAAACTCCGCGCTGCGTCTCCGTCCCCCGCCAGATCGTTCCTAACCATTATTCCGCTATCGGCAGTGAGCTTTTCGTGTAGCTGCTTGCCTGATATTACGTCGGGCAGACCGTCCATTAGCTGCTGAACGGCTTGAAAGTTTAACACGTTTTCGTCGACCATTCTTCTTACGAGGAAGGCGATGCCATCTTGTGCGTCTGCTCTTAAAGAGTAGTTGGATGTACTGGTTAAATCGAAGGGGTTTGAAATCCGTGCGAACACTGGCAGCACCACAGGCTCAACCATACTTGGGACTAATTCGTTTAAGTGCGCCCAGTGTGTTTTAGTCTGTGCCATCAAGTGTTTTAGCTCGTGGTTTACGACACCGTTTTGGTCTTGGCTCCTGTTCATCAGGTCCAACATGCGCTCACGGTAATTTATAATGGCATCCACTGACGCCATACCGCTTTCAGTGTCGAGCTTCGACAAGCCAGCGGCTTCGATCTTGGCTGTTGCCTCGTCTAAGAAGACGCCAGCGTTGTATTCGTCATCAGCTTCAGCCGCTCGACTTGTGTAAACGCCGTCGCCATATGGACCGTTGCGAGTAACCGTGACGCCGTTCACTTCGACATCAGGAGACTTATTAAACCGAAGGTGCGCAGCCATGTTGTCGAACGGTGACACCCCCAGGAATGTTCGGACGGTAGATTGCACCTTTTCGCTCATGCCTGAGACAAGTTCTCTTGCGTATCGGTTGGCCACAACTGGGGGGACGTTCCCGTCTCCCGCTTTGACAGCCATTAGCACGGGAGCCTTTATTATCCGCGCTTCCTCTTTTGTTGGAAGCAGAAGGAACACGTTAGGTTCACCGCCATCCCAAAAATTTCTTTCCTCGGCCTTAGTGTTCAAGTCGCCCATCTCGCGTGTCGCTTGGATTTCGTCTTTGGGGAACGCAAACAAGTCTTGCTTAATGGTGTTGATTGTAGCCTCTATGTCTTCCATTGCTTTTTTAACAAGCTGTGGGTCTGCCACGGCTAGTTCTTTAAACTCGTCTGGAAACTTTGGGTTACTAATGTTTTCTCTAAGGATCATTTCAGACGACCTGACGTCGATTTCTTTACCCATAGCTAGTCGGCGCATTGCGTATGTAACGTACACCTCGACGTTGTCGCCGGGCATATCCCACATTACACGAGACGCTTTTTCTATCACGTCTTTATGCTTGTCGAGCAACATTCGGTAGCCCATCATATACAGTCTAGGCATCAGGTCAGAGTACAGATTTTTTGACAGGTATTCTCCCCGTGCGTCGAGGCCTTTGGCGCTATTGTCAGAAGACTTTCGTGCGTCGTTCAAGCGTACAATTTGAGTGGCTATACTACGCAGCTCTTTGCGCACGCCTTTAAACAGGTCACTGTCCGTATCCAGAGCAGTTTCAAATTCTGCGGTTGCGTCAGCATCAGGGTCGCCTTTGCCCGTAATCACATAAGCGTCGTATTCAGAAAAACTTTCTTTTGCGTTTGTACTTGTGCGTTTTTGTTCATCAACGCCGCGCAGACCTAGCTTAAATAGCTTGTCGTACAGATCGCCCATCACTTCCTGAACTTCAAATTTGCGATGTGTCAGCAGCCCCTTCGTAACTAATGCAGACGGGGGCATGTCGCCGTCCACAGGCTTAACCTTGGGAAGGCCACGGTGCGCTATTCCCATATTAGCTGGCTCGTGCTTCCAACGCAGCGCAATTTGTATCCAGACAGGTTGCCCTAACTGCGTAGCCTTGTCAGCCAATGACCGTAGTACGTCGCGCTTGTCGCCAGCCCTCAGTATTGAAGTAAGGATTTCCTTGCCGCCCGGAAGATCGACGGCCTCTGCAAACAACTCTGCCATTGTAGGCACTGTGCTAAGATCAGCCTTCGCCCCTAAAGCGTTCATAGCTTTCACGACGTCAGCAATGTTCCCTTTTTCTAAAACGGTGCGCTCTAATTTTTCGTATGGAGTGACGGGGACAGCCTCTTCGTCTACCATTCTCGCCAGAACTTCAGGAGGAACGGAAGACAAGTCTTTGGACGCTTCGTCGAAGTCGGCTATTATCTTTTGCAGCGCGTTCATTTTACTAATGCGTGCGGCTGCGTTCAGCGCGGCTAGTTTCTTAAATTTTTCAGAATTTTTATTTGGCTTCCTTGCCACGGTTGCGCCCGTGTCCAGAACTGCCGCGAACTGACCAGTGTCGTCACGAGGCATATTCCTATTAAACGACTTGAGCATTTCCTTTACCATAGCGTCGATGCTGTTGTTCATGTCAGTCGCCAGCATGTCCAAGTGCTGAACAATCTTGTCGTCCAACCCGTCGTATGCGCTGTCCTGACGGATTTTCATTTCAGTGGCTTCGCCTACTGTGCCGCCACCTTCTATGAGCTTTAGAATTTCTGCGTTGCCAGTGTCGGTTTCTTCGACGTCTTTATTAAAAGACCGCTTAGTTGCCCTCAGTGTGGCTAAGAACTCGTGGATGGCATACTGCGCTTTCATCACGCTATTTAGAGCAGGCTTGCCGTCGAACATCGTGACGCGAGCATTGCCGCTACCCTCTTGCGCAGGGTTGTAATAGTGCCGACCCTCGCCTTGCTTGCCACCAAACATTCCGTAGATTTTCTTGCCGACTGCCTCTAAGTCTGTGGCAAACGACAGGCTGTCGTCGAGGCTCCCCGGAGTACGCATTTTTGCGCCTGTCAGCTTTAGTCGCTCTGTGTCCAGTACCGCAATCTTGCCGCCAATAAAGGCAGCGGGTGACTGCGCCTTACCTTGTGCCGACGCTTTACCATACTTCTGGCCCATCGCTTGAAGGTGTGCGAAGCGACTTAGTCCGACGTTCATTCTGCCAGTTACGGGATCAGGCTTGAGGACGGGCATGTACTGTTGAAAGATAGGGACTAAGTCGGCGTCTATTTCAACTCTTGGCGCACCTTCTCGACCAAGCAAATTGTTTAGAAGTGTCGCGCCAAGCTGAGAGATTTTCTGCCACAAAGATATGTTGTTTACTTGCCCGTTCGTCGTAACCCAAGTCACAAACTGGTTTGCAAAATACTCAGCAGGGGACGCCATAGAATTAGACATGAGCTGCGGATCGACTGAGCCATTTACCAGTAGGTCTAAATCAAGCGTGCCTTCGTCCTCGGCGCTCTTGTAAAACTTGTTCATCGCATCCCAAAAAATTGTTTTGTCTTTTTCGGACAGGACGTTGGCGTATAACCAGTGCGCCGTTTCGTGGATGATGGATACTGTTACGGGCTGAACTCTGTCGTCGCCAGATTTGATCTGAGCTTCGTCGAGGGTTATTCTATTCCGATCTTTCTTCCCAAACTTCACACCATTTACAGTCGTATAAGACGGAGCGAACTGGTTCTTTTCGCCCACTTCAATCAAAGGCGCTTTGCCTGTGAAGTTATACAAGTTTTCAAGGAATGTGACCGACGCCGCCAAGTCGTCTGGCGCGTGTTCTGACAAAATGTTTTTAAGCTGGCTTGTCGTATTACGAATGTGGTCTGCGGTGTCTCTCTTGATCCCAGTTGGGACTGAAGAGTTTAGCAAAGCGCCTGCCGCTGCTCTCAGGTTTAGGAACTGTTTGAAGTTCTCAAGGGTAGATAGCTTAGACCAGTTCACATTTTCCAGATTAAAGACCAAGTTGTTTAGCTCGCCCACACTTCTTAGTGCGTTTGGAGCCATCGCTTTCAGGGTAGCTATGTGCGCTTCAGCGCCCTTAACTTCGTTCCCTGCTACCTTGTCTAAGTCGACAGCCGCTTGCTGTTTCTTTGTGCTTTTAGTAGCTGCTGTGGGTACGATAGCGCCCCTCGCTGCGTCGGCTGCGTCTGCCTCTGCTACGGAAACCCACTCTAACTTTCCACCTACTAACTTGTGGAAATTCTGGTTGGGGTCCATTGGCCGAAAAGTGTCGATCCGTTGCTGTGCTGCGCTAACGCCTTCGGTAGCTATGTCTACGTGTCCAACAATAAATTTAATGTTGCGACTTTTCTTCAGCATTTCTCCAAGGTTTTGCGGCTTGCTCTCGCTAGTCCCGCGCACCGTGCCAACGTACTTACCACTGGTAAATTGCAGTGCGAGCTTTTTGCCTACAGGTATTTGTGTCCCGTAATACTCGCCATTGTGAGTAAAGATGTCAGCAGGGTCGACGGGCTTCGACGGGTTGTCGAGCGGCGTAACGCCCTTTTTACTTGGGTCGACGGGCGTTGTTACGGCGTTCGGATCAGAGTAAGTCTGCGACGTATTGGTTTTTGTTGGGTAGCTTAGACCCTCTTGGCCGAGCTTGCGCTTGTACTTTTCGGGCTGTGCGTCTGCGACTTTGTTAAAGCTCGCACGGAACATAGGAAGCAAGTCGTCGATCAGAGCCAGTCTGTTTGCGTACACGCGAAGATCGCCGCCAGAAGATTTCTGGAACGTGACCTTGCCGTCTGACATTGTTTCCACTCGGCCAAGAGTGAAGCCTTCAAACTTGATGGCTGTAACGCCTTTGCCCATATCGACGTATTGCAAGTCGTTGAACATGTCGATTTCTATGCCGTCTATGACGCGCATGTATGGCGCTCTGCCAGTTGCCGTATGAGGCTGAGACGTAGGCGTTGTGGCTGGGCCTGTCTTAGCTTGGTACTCGCCTTGGATTTCCGCAACGCGAGCCTCTAGCCAAGCGTTGTCAAAACCAAACTGGCGCTTTATTTTTAATGCGTCTGCAATATCATTTTGCATGTCCGACGATGCGCCTTGCTCATTCATAATCTCGTCGGCTTTTTTATTCACTGCGCTTTTAACTTCAGGCGTGTACTCAAACCCACCCAGTAAAGCGTAGTCTTCGGCGGTCAGCTCAGAGCCACTGCCAGTCCTGTTGTTTAGTGCGGCTGCGACTGCATTGTTGAACGCTTGCGTCTCGGCGGTGTCTGTCACGCCAACAGGATTGTTGGGATCACCTTCCCCAAAGATTTCGTCGTACTCACTGCCGTCACGTCGAGCGTTGTATGCGGCTTCCTGCGCTGCGTCTCTGGTAGCTTGATCGCCTTCCTGTTTAGCGCGAGCGGCTTCAATTTTTTTACCTTTTGCGAGCTTACGACTTGGCGCTTCAATTATTTTTGCGGCAGCGTTGGGGTCTATATTGCCGTTATTGTCTTTCAGGCCTTGGATTGTTCTGCCTAAAATTGTGAGTTGCTTTTTGAAAGCCAACAGGTCGGCTTCGTCCATCGCAACACGGTCCCCTTGGCGCACCATCTTGCCGTCTACTTTGATTAGCTTGCCGTATAGCGCGTCTGCAATTTTATTTTTTAATGTGTTGTATTCTGTCTGTAGGTTTACCAAGCCGATTTTCTTTGCCACATCCACTTGAGCGTCGGCCTTGGCTTCTTTGTCAGTTGATTTGTTCAGGTCGGTAACAATATTTTTTAATGCTCTGGCCATAGCCGCTGCGTCACTGACTGGCTCAGTGGTGTATTCTTTACGCCCGTTGGCAATGTCTACTCTTGCTTGTTCGATCTGAGATACGTCGACTAATGAGATAGATTTTTGACTGATGATCTGTTTGCCGTCGACGGTTTCGGGGAATTTTACCTCAAATGTGGCAATGCGCAGCTCGCTGTACTTCGCATTTAGCGCGTCTTTCGCTTTCTGTACTTTCACTGGGTCGGCTTCAGCGTCGGGGTTCTTATCTGTCGCCTTGGGGTTTTCTGCGCTGTTCAGTGCGCGTGCTAATTTCTCCAATTCTTTCCGCGCTTTTGTGCGAGGCTCTGTCAACGGCAGTTGACGCTTGGCTTTAATTTCGTTTCTGACAATGCGACCTGTGCCAGCTTCGGTGGCGGCTGACAAAATCTGACCAAGAGCTGTAGTCTGGGCGTCTAGCGTAATCTTATTACCAGTCTGGGCGTCGCGGTAAGTTTTCTTAGTGTAGACACCCCCACCTCTGCTAGTTCCAAACACTGCTGACATCTGGCCTTGAGTAATGCCAGTGCCTTCTAATGTTTTGCCGTAGTATGTGATCTTGCCTGTCGCAGCGTTCTGCTTGCGGCCTATGTAGTCGGCGTTTTTGAGAGCGGCGACATCTTCCGACACGGATATGTCTACAGAAACTCGTGTGCCTTGGTTGTTGTTTACGAAAATTTCTTTCTTACGCAGCTTTTGAAGGTGAATGTTGCGCTTTTCTAAAGCATCATTGATCTGTGCCACAGTCATGTTGTCTTTAAAGCCGTGCTTCCGTATCAAACTTGCAATCAAGGCACGGGCTTGCATGTGCGCCTCTTGCTCTGGGGCTGCTGCACGACCCTCTTGGATTGTGTAGCGAACGCGCTTCGCACCCTTAGTCTTGCCAACAGGATCGCCACCCGGACTGGCCAGTATGTTGTCGAAGTCGTAGCCTTTTAGGGTAAAGGTCTTGGAGCGAAGTGCTTTGGCGTATGCTTTGCCCTGTTTGTCTGCTTCCAAAGACGGCTTTAGGGTGGTGAACAGATTGTTTAAAGCTACTTCAAACTCTCGCTTGATCTGGCGGTTGGCGTTTATATCGAAGTCGATAGCCTCTTGGTTACGCGCTGAGAAATTCTCTTGGTTGCGCATCCACCTTTCAGCTTTGGCCATCATCACCTTGCTGGCCAAACGCTTTGCCTCGTCGATGGTAACGCCAGTACGCAAAGCGTGCGCAAGGTACTGCTCACTGATCTGGCCAAGTTCTTTACCAAGGATGCTAGGCAGCTCGTTAATGAACTTTTGGATTTCTGCATTTTTGGCTGGGGTGAACTCTACAAACTGAGCTTCCTCTGTAAGGTTCGCAAAGTCTGCGCCGTATTCTGAGGTAATGGCAGCACGCGCACTCGCGTCGTCCATACCAGCATCATTATATACTAGGTTATCATACATAGCCTGCGCTTGTTTTCTTGACCAAGCGTTGTACTCAGCCATTGCGTAAGACTTGAAGGTGGCTGGGTCGCCATTGTTTAATTTTTGTAGGGCGGCATTAAGTAAAGTTGCAAAGTCGTCTGCGTCATACAGACTTGACCCTACGTTGTTCTCTTCAGCTCCGTTAATGACAACTCGTGCGGCGACTATGCCCACCATTTCGTTCATTTTTTCCCTGAACATCTCTGCCGTCTTTGCTTTTCGGGCTTTGCTGTTTGGGGCCATGCCTTTAACAGCAGCCTTCATATCGGCTTGCGCTTTTGCTGACAGCGCGGCGGCATCCGGTTGCCCAGACGTTTCGTAAAAACTATTCAGAACATCTAAAAGGTATGACGGTTTTTTGCTGGCTGGGTTGACGTCGGCGTTGTCGCCTACACCGTTTATTATGTCTTCGACTGTGTCCTCGTAACTTTTAATGACTATGTCGGGTGTGTCAGTTGCCGCGTCTGCGTCATCTGGATAAAACAATGCACGGTTAGCATCATACGCTGCCTGCTGGCTGGCCAAGTTAGCATCGACCCGTGCCTGTTCCGTTCGTCTTAGCTCGGCTGCGTCTGCGGCGTCAGACATATTTTTCTTTGCGGCAGAAATCTTATCAGACTGGTTGCTTAATGCCAGTTGCGCAGCGTCTACTGCCGCATTAGCCTCGCGTGCTTTTGCTACTTCTGGGCTGTCTACGTCGTTCGTTACTCTTGCAACCTGTCCACCCTTGCCGTCGTCTATTACTTCCTTAGTCAGGCCATTGTCAGCGGCTTGTGCGGCAGTGGTTGCGTCTTCCAGCTCAAGCTGAAGGCGGTCAAACTCTTTCTGTTCTTCTCCGACTAAGCGTTCCAGCTCTGCTTGAGTTTTGGCTTCGTCGACCAGTCTTTCTCGTTCCAGACTAACTGACAAACTTTCGCCAGCCGTGTCGCTCGGCTCAACGCCACCCGTAATATTTTCGCGGTTCGCCCCTACTGCTACGGCGTCTGCGCCTGTAGCTCTTTGTGTTGCCATGTCGACTGCTGCGGCAGCTTCTCTCCCCTGTCCAACAGTACCCGCTTGCCCAGTAAAGCCGTCGCCTACAAAGGGGTCCATAGTGTTGTCTGCTGCGTTGCCGACTGTTGGGTCATATGAAAGTAGTGCGGTTTGGTTCGTTAGGAGAAGTATGTCGCTTTCTGTAGTCGCGTTTTTAGGGTCGTCTATGCGGTAAAGAGTTGTCTCAATTTGGTCAGCGATTTGCTCGTGCCTTGCGGCTTGAGCTTCTAGCTCGTTACTTTTTGCCAAGTCGTCTTTTACGGCTTCAGCTTTCTTTCTGTATTCAGCGGCTATACGACTTGCCGACTGCATGGCGTTTACAGCGTTGTCCATACGTTGCGACGGCGTCAGCTCAACCTTATTAGGGTCGTTGACCTTAACGGTGTTGGTGTCGTCCATCGCGTCGAGATCGGCTGATTGTTCGTTGGAGCGTTGGAGCGCAGCCCTAGCTTTGATTGCCTCTGCAAGGCGAGCTTTATTCTCAGGGGTTCCTAGCGTCGTCGAGATTACCTCTGCTTCGTCTGCTAGTTTTTGAGCTTCGGCAGCTTGTTCTCTTCTTAGGTTCAGGTCTTTTCGATAGGCTGTTGCCTTGCCTTCGATAATGCCAGCGCCAATGTTTGAGTTGCCTTTCTTCCAGCCTTTAGCCAGTGGGTTAATATTAGGCATGACAGCACCCACCGCACCAAAGCCACCACCTAGCATACCGCCGATGCCTGCGCCCAAGCCAATAGCCGTCGCAGCACGACCAAGGCTGTACTTGTCTTGCATCCCGACTTCCATGTTGCGGGTTTGGATCATCGCGTCGTGGATGCCCCCAACCGCGCCAGACGCAAGGGCTTCGCTAGTCGCACCTTTTTTTACACCAGCAATAAAGCCAGCTCTCTTTGCCTCTTGAACTAAAGTTGCTTGTTTTGCTGTGCGCTTTACGGCCTCACTGCCGCCGCGTTTTAGTATCTCTTTGCCGCCTGCGGCCATAACGCCAGCCGCCGCAGCTCGCGCAGCCGCACCACCCGCACCAAAACCTACTAGGTTGATTGGGTCTGCGATTGCGTAAAAAGCGTTCGTACCAAATCCAGCCCAACCGTCGCCGCCATCTTCGTAGAAGTGGGGCATAGCGTCAAAGGTTGTCTGAAGTCTTGCGAGCCTGCCTTTTTGCGCGTCGGTGTGAGCCTTACTGTCGAATACATCGCCAGCTATGCCAAGAGTGTTGACGTTTTTGTAACGTCGGTCATCCATAAAGTAATCTTTAGCTTCGTCGACGCTGGTAAATCGCTTTCCGTCACGCTCGTAATAGTAGTCGTAGACGTCTTGAACAAAGGCTGAACTGTTGAAAGCATTTGCCGCCGTTTCTTTGGTAAGCCCGTTGGCGTAACCTAACGAATTACCTTGTGCGTCTTGTGTTTGGTCTGCGGCCAGCTTTGCGCGCAAGTTCATGCGACTTTGGTGTGATCTTCTCGACACGTCGGTACTCCAGTTTCCGATGCTTGTTCGGACCCATCATACCAACGTGTTAAGTTCTAGTCGTCCTCACTACTGACCTTGCTGTAGTCTGCCAATCTGCACTTCTACTTCTCTTATTGTGTTTTCGTTTACTGGCAGTCCTGCATTTTGCAGCATGTCTTTAATCATATTAGGACGGACTTCGTTTTCGAACTTTCTGCGAGCTTCAAATACGTCGTTAGGCCTGCCCCAATCGCCAGCCACATACTTCCGCGATAGGGTTTCAAACATCGTCGGCAAGAGTGGGGTTAGCTTCTGAAGGAACGCTTTTCTATCGTCGCCCCCCGTTTGAAGTTGTTCGATGGATGTTTGGTCCACTGTCGAGAACTCTGGCCCTGCAACGCTGTCACTCTCCGGTAAGACAGACGAGGCGACTACTTGGTCTGGTCCTATGACGTCTTCAACGCCAAAGTCTGCGACTGCCTCAAGAGCGCCGTCGACTAGACGATAAACTTTAGTGCTGTCGTAACCATCCTCTGTGCCTTTTCGTATAGCGTTGTCAGTCTGCATGACATACATGTCTTCGCCTTCCATGTTTACCCTTGTCATGTAAGGCGGCTTTAGCATTGGCTTCGCATTTCTTACCATGTCGATTACAGCCGCAAACTTTTCGTCGTATTGGACGTCGCCATCAACAGGAATGTTATTGTGTAGTGTGTATCTTAACTCGTCTTCGTCCAGCCCTATTCTAAAGTCTTGTTTGTCCCTCTCAATGTCAGCCAGAATTTCTCTCACTGCCTTTTGTATGACTTTGGGGTCAGTGGTAATTGGCTGGTTTGTTATTCGTGCTGCAATCATCTGCTGGAAAAGCGAACGGCCTGTTTCAAACTCCCCGTCCAAATACACATCCCAATAAGTACCCGCCTCTGGTATGCCTTGGTTCTGCTCTTTTATGTAGTTCGTAATGATTGTTGCGGGGTTGGCCGAGCTTTGCAAGCCAAGGTTCTCTGCGACTATCCTAGCCGCCGCTGTACCATCGGCGGGGGTAAGGTCGCCTTCGCTTTCTATGCCCAAAGCCTTAAACGCATCAATGATTGCTGGCCCAATTAGCTGCCGTTGTTTGCTTGTGATGTAATACTGGCCACCTAATGTATAAGCAACACTGCGCATTTTTCCCGAACTTTCATCGTTTCCGGGGATGACGCTCTGCATATGTTCTGTGTTAGCCCACCATTCCCTTTGCGCTGTTATTTCTTCTGTGATGGTTGTTTGGGCTAAAGCGTCGCGTTCGGCTCGCTCTGTTAAATATGCCACGTTACCCGCTGCGTCGAGACGGTCAAAAATTGCCTCAAAATCTGCGTCGTAATCATATCCGTCTTGGACGCCGGGAATAAGGCTAGGTCTTTCGTCGTCGAAGTCTTGGGTTTTGGCAGTTCTTGTGTAAAGGTCCATACCAAGAACGCTTTTCTGATTATTTAGAATAGCAAAAAGTTGGCCTTTGCGGTCTGGAAGTCGTTGAGCCTTGAATAAATTTTGAACTTCGCCGCCCTCTGTTAGGATGTATGTTTCCAATGCTGACGTGTCGGCGTTCTCTTCTGCTGCTTTCGCGTTTTTCCTTACTATTTCAATGCGAGCAGCCAAGGTTGCTCTATGCCTTTCTCTGAGGTTGGGATCGAACACAGCAAGCCTAGCGTAATCGACGCCATTAGCATTAAGCATGTTTTCGACTTCTTCTGCGGCGTCTGTGTTGTCCATTTCAACAAAACGCTTTCGGTTATTTACAGAGGCTTGACCTTTAGACACAGCCTCAATCGTCGCGGTAAATGCAGTCTCAGCTTGTTCCAATCTTTTCGGCGCGTTCATTTGCCTCTGCTTTGTTACGAAGGCTGATTTTTGTGCGTCGGTTGCAGAGGACACGTCTCTGCCCTGAATAGCGTAAAATTCCTCAAAAGCAGCCTGTCTACCTTCTGGGGTAGTTAAGTCTACCAGAAGATTTTGTTGAATGGAGCCTAAGTCTGCCGCGATTAAACCATCTGCCTTACCTTCGTAAATAGAGTTCAATTCGTTAGTCATAAGTGTTATTTGAACGTCGGTTGGCTTGTGACCGCCAGTGAAGCTGTTGTTATACGCAGCCAGTCCAGCTTCAAGAAATTTTGCCTGAGTGTTGTAGTCGCCGTATCTGACGCCGATGTTGTCCATCACCGAAGTACGTGCCGTCAACGCCATCTGCTTCTGGGTCTTATCCATGAAAATGTCTTTCATGCCGTTTATTCGTGTTTTCAGCCAAGGTTGGTCAGCCTTTACACTGGCGGCTTCCCACCCTGCCAAAGTGGTTATTTGATCTATGGCGTTGGCCTGAAAATAATTTAGCGCGTATTGCTGTTGGTTCATTGCCGCATTGTTCGTAAACCAATCTCTAGTGAACAGTTCTGTGTTTATGCCAGCCTCTTCTAGTTGGTTTGAAAAAGAAAGGTATTCTTTTAGACCGCCTTTAAACATTCTTGTTGAGCCATCTTTCATCGTAAATGGCTGTTCCGAAAAGTCAGTGTGCATGTACTGGCCACTCAATTCTTTTGCGATTGCGATGGCGGTCTGCGTGGCTTGCAGCGATTTCGCTCTTGAATTATCAGCGGCAATGGTCTGTTTGTTGGATTGTATCTGGCCAAGTCTTTTCGACGTTTCTTGCAGCGCATCAGTAGACGGCAAGCCAGCGCCAAAGTAAGACGAACCGCCAGACAGAGAACCCTTGAAACCCTCTAAGTCAGCCGCGCTAACTTTTGCGCCCATGTCGGCGTTCATCTTAACGTAATTATTGAATAGCTCCGCATTTTCGGAGCGACGTCTACGACTTGTGTCGACGGCGTCTGAGTAACCCTTGCGAAATGCGTTGCCTAATCTCATTTAACTTACCTCTTCTGGCTTAGTATATTTGACTTTTGAGTTGGCTCGGTAAAACGCTATCTCTTTTTCTCTGTCAGACGCCATTGAGTTGTAACCCTTGCTCTCGTCGCCAAACGCGAACGCCATGTTCGGCGCGATCTGCTCGCCAAAACGACCTACCGCATTACCAAATGTCTCTTGGCTATCGGCCAACTGGTCGGCTGCTCTGTCGGTGGCGTCCGATTGGTTGTTGTACGATTGCTGCATCATCTGCGCTCCTGTGCTATCAAGCATAGCTTTTTCAGCATCAAACGCCGCTGAGTAAACGCCTTTAGTTTCGTCGAGCATTTCTGTGCGACCATAGTTCAGCGCACCAGAATAGCTCTTGGCCCTGTTAATTGCCTCTGTCCAAGCTCCGCTGTCTAGCTCTGCGACTTTGTCCATAGACTTCTCTATGAGGTCTGCTTGTCGATCACTGTTATATGTGCTGCTACCTAGACCTCTTGAAATGCTGTCTGCTGTCGCAGTGGAAGACACGCGCTCAACTATGTCCATGTAGTCGTCCATGTATCCGTCTCTAATGCGCCCGTAGTCTTGCTGGATAGATGTTGCACTTGGTCTAGCAAACTCACCTAACTTGGCTGACGTTCTTTTTATCTCGTGGTCTAGTGTGGCGGTTCTCTTGTAAAGCTGGTTACGCAAGTCGAGCTGCTCTTTAGCTTTGCTTTCAGCCATAGCCTGATATTGAGCCGCAATCCGTTGCTGCTGTGCCTGCTGGTCGCGTGCAATTTCTTGGTCAATCATCTGCTGATTAAGGGAAAACCCCATGTCAAAGAACGAACCCATTGTCTCTGACAAGGCACGCTTTTGACTTTTGGGGTCAAAGTAACTGCCAAAGGCGTCGCCGCCAGCTTTGCCTAAACCACCTACTGACATCGGCTATCTCCTAACCATTGAGGCGACGGCCAAAGCCACCGCGCTTTGTGTTTGAATACCCAGCGTTAGATAAGTTTCGTGACATAACATTAGTCGCACGACCCATTGCGCCACGGTCCCCCGGAATAAACCCACCGCCGTTAGGCGAGCCATAAGCCGCCATGCGATACATTCCCTCTTCGCCTTCGTAGTCGACTTGCTGTCCGGGCAAAGGCTGCTCGTCTGTAGTCGCAACGTCACCCTGATTTTGTATAGAGGTTTCGTTAGTCTGTGGGATTGTGCCAGACGGGTCTGGCAGACCTACGGTCCCCGCCTCTGATCCCGTCAAGCGGCTTCCAAAGTTCTCGCCGCCTTCTCCCGTAGCTTGCGGGTTTTGGTTCGGAACGACTAAGTCCATACTTGGTAGGTTGGTCCCAGCTTCGTCGTAGGTACTTCCTAAGTAACTGGTCGCTCCACGCTGCTCAAAAGGTGCAGAGATAAACTGTTCGCTGCCATCGCCCATCGCTATGTCGTCGTCGCCCATGCCCGGAATAGCAGAGTTAGAGCCTGTTTCTTGCCTGTAATCCCGCTGGTTGTCAGGGATGCCTTCGCCACTTGTGCTTGGGGAAGCGTTTGTGATGAACTGTTTTGCAAACCCGCCTTCTGGCGTTGTCTCGACTACTGTCGGCGCTGGCTTTACGACTGCTGGCGCTGGTGTTGGTGCTGGCGCTCTTGATCTTCCACCCATCGGGTATCTCCTATCCTATGACTACGCCAATGCGCTTGTCGTTTAATCCACTGCGTCGTTTACTGCGTGATTGCTGCATACTGTTCATTGGCTGCATCATAGCAGTTCCGTAGTTGCGGTTCGTCCCACCCTGCTGAAGGTAGCGAACTCCGTTCATATCTGGCTGCGCACTGAACAACGGATTGTTAGACGCAGAAATAGTGGGCGACCCATCTAGGCCAGTTGGCTGCGAACTATTAGGGTTCGCTTTCTTGGCGTTGGCTAAGAGCCACGCTTGCCAATCAAAGTCTGGTGAGCCAGCCGCCACGTCCCCAGACACGGCTGATAGGCCTGTGTTTTGCAATGTAGAGATGGCAGGGGTTTCTCGCGGGGCGGGGGTTGCAACAGAACTATTATCTGATCCTTCAGTAAGGCTTGCTCCAAACCCGCCAGCTTCCTCTTGGTTTTGTTGTTGTTTGGTGCGTGCTTCCCAAGGCGTCTTGATGTCGCTGCTCATAATTCCTGGGGATACATCTTGCATTTTGCCGCCGACGTAAGAGCCAATGCCTTCGGTCAGACCCACACCTGTCGCCACTGCGCCAGCCGTTGCTTTGCCGACACTGCCCGTACTGTCGTAAATTTCCTGTGCCACTGCTGGAACCGCTTTGCCAGCCGCGAAGTCGCCAAGAGCGCCCCCTAGCGCATTGCCGTAGTCAAAGCTCGCAGTGCTGGCCGTACCTTCCCACCCCTCCACACGAGGCCCGTATGTGTTCATTGTTTCGTAGTTCGTGCCAGTTCCAATCAAGCTGCCGACAGGCCCAAGCACTTGTCCAAGAACTATTCCTTCGATCAGGTTGCCAAGACCCGTTCCAAACCTAGAGCCAAAAGTATTTGTTCCCACGTTGCCAGCAACGTCGGAAGCAAGGTGGTTTTTAAACGGTTTGTTGTAAGCGTCAGCCAGATCGTCAAAGCTGGATTGGTTTGTGCGGTTGTTATACCCAGAGCCTTTGAAAGTTTCTTTAATTGTAGAGCCAAGAGCGTTTCCCAAAGGATCGTCAAAGTCAGAGCCGGGGAACGAATACTTTGTGCCGCCACCGTATTTTTGGCGCATCAGCTCGGCCAGCATCTTAGTCGCTGCCTGTTGATTTTTTAGCGTCGGTGGCCCGTACCCCATTTCCGCGTTAGTCGGGTCAAACCCGTCCAACAAATAACCGCCCTTGCCCATACCGACGTTGATTAAGTCTTGGTCGATAAAGGGCAGACCAGTGTTGGATTTGTCCCAGTTAGCTTTCGCTTTGTCGTAAGCTACTTGGTAAGCTAATTTGTTATCGTAGTTGCGGCTAATCGTGTCTTCCGCTTCGGCGTACTTACCAGATTTTATAGGCTGGCCGTCTCTACCTACCGCATTAGTTCCTTTGTAAGTGGATGAATAGCCTTTCTTCGCCAGCTCAGCATTGATAATGGCTTCTCGTTCTTCCGCAGCCCTGACCTGTGCTTCAAGGTCGCTGTCGCCACCGTCGTTCGTATTTGGATACTTGGGTTTTTGCAAGTTATCGGGCCGCGTCTTTGGGCGCTTGCTTGTCTTTAGGTCTGGGTTTCCAGCGACATTGTTGTCACTGCTGTCGTCGTCGCTACCGCCGCTGCACATACTATAAGTCCTTCTGAAAAATGTAGCCCGTCTGGGTGTAGCCGTTCTTTTGAGCAAACTTGTCCCAGCCATTACGGACGCCATTGTTGCAGGGCATAAACAGTAGAACTTCAGCGTCGTTGTATCTTGCCCAATGCTCAAACTTTTTCATAAATCGCTGAGCCGTCGACCCGCCACGATGCAACGGATGTATATACATGTTCTGCTCTATCGCCAGCGTAGTTTGACCGAAATAATGTTTACTCAAGTTGGCAAAGAACATGCCTGTTATGCCGTCGTTAGCCACAGTGTCTTCGTCTACCAAGCTCAGTTTTTCGTCGCTTTCAATGTAAGACTTTAGCATAAACTTAACTTTGTCTTCGTCGAAGTCGTGGTTTGAAAACACACCCTCGCTGTGCATAACCTCACCAAGCACGGCCAGTTCTGCCACGTCTTCAAGAGTTGCCAAGCGGATCATGGCGCTCTCCCATACGTCGGGCCGACGTAGTCGTAGCCTAGTCGCTTAGCTATAATATCAAATCCTGCGTGGATACTGACAGTCGGCTCAAAGAATATGCCCTTGCATTTGTTTAGCGATGCCCAGCTTCTAAACTCTCGCATAAAGCTCATAGGAACCTTGAGGTTCCCCCGATGGGCGGGGGTAATATACATTAGCTTTTGCTCAGCTATCAGGTCACTACCAAAGAAGGTCTTGGATATTTGTGCTGAAAAGAAACCCACAATCTCACCTTCTTTCTCGTAAACCATAAACATCCAGTCTGGCTGCTCGTATGTTAGTTTTGCGTGCGCCATCATGTCGTCGGCGTCTACGTCGTATTCTTTGTAGTAGCCCTCCGCTATCATATCGAAAGCAAGGGTTACGCATTTGTCTATGTCGCTTGCCTCTGCGGTGCGAACTGCTTCGCTCATACCAGTATCATATTCCCAAATCCTCTACCGCGACGTGCAGTAGTACCCGCAATGGCGCGAGCAAAAGCACTCTGATCTTGCCTACTTGAATTTTGGTAATTGTAGCCGCCAGTTTCCCTGTCGCGCACTTTGTCTTGATACGTCACGCCCTCTGGCAAGTAAGACATATTCATGGGAGCGACAGGGTTAGGCTGGGGTATCGTGGCCGAAATGTTTGCCTGCTGGTTCGGCTTAAACTGATCGTAGTATTCGTTGTCCACAATACTAGGTATTGTTGGCGCAGGCATGTTAGGAGCGGTATAGTTGTTCTTGGGAGGTGGGGCCATTTGCTGACCAAGCGTGAGGCCAGCCGTCGCGCCATAGTTTGCGGCTCTATTGCCTACAGTATTACTAAGAGCTTGTTTTAGCGAGGCTTTGACGTCGTCTAAAGTGGCTTCGTAGCCTTCATCTTTGCCTTTTAGGGTGTTATATTCGGGTCTGGCTTTTCGTGCTTCCGTTTCCGTCGTTGTCTCTAACATGTTGCCGATGCCTCGGCCAGCGTAAGAGCCAAGCCCAGCGCCCAGACCTGTGTAAAGCGCAGTCTTTGTGTCCTGACCAGACAGCTTCCCAATGCCAGCGGTAGTCAGGCCAGTTAAGGTAGACTGCGCCCACGGTTTGTTGGCGACGTAGTCGCCAATATCTACCAGTTTGTCGTACCAAGAAAACTTTTGTGCGCCTGTGACTTCGTCGTAGTTTCCTTTTGGGTTGCCAGCTATGTACTGTTGTTCGTCGCCGCCCTCAAAACGGATTGCTTCTGCAATCGCTTCTCGAACTCTTGGATGCCTGTCGCCAACAGCTTTAGGCAAAACCATTTCTCCCGGCTCCGTGTAAGCGATGTTCGTGTCGCCACCGTCCATGCGCTCGTAGTGGATTGCGTCGTCGCTATCTAAGACTGCAACAACGCCGTTCTCGTCGACGGGAAGTTGCGCAGGCTCTCCGAACTTCATATTGTAGCCCTTCGCTTTGCGCTCGGCTCGCTCTCCGGGGGACATTCTGTTTACAAGTTTGTTAAAGTTAGCTTCCAAACCTTCTCTAGTGTCGCGCTCTGGGGTGTTGCCTAAGTATTCTAAAGCTGCGTTCGCTGCGAGGCCACGAAGTTCTTCTGAAACTCCGGGCATGTCACGGCTATTTATCCACTGCATGATGCCATTCATGTCTGGACCTTGCGGTCCCTGAAAGGCCTTGGCGTCGGGGATTTCCATTTCGTCGCCGCGACCTTGCATAAATTGCATTAGTGCGTCCATCTTGCCAGCGGGTTGATTTTCCGCGCTGCGCCCCATGTCGTCCTTCAATCGCATTTTTTGAAAGGTGGGGTCGTTAGCCATGAAGTCAGGGAGGTTTTGCCCATTCTTTAAGTAAAAGTACGCACGGTTCCTTGCGTGTTGGCGGTCATACTCGTCAAAGTCTTGGATGTCAGACTGAGATATTTGGCTGTCTGGCCCCAAACCTTTATTTACGCGACGAAGAAAGTTTGCGTTGCTCTCACCTTTTCTTGGCCCTGCCATGATCTTTCTCCTTATACGTTGACTGTCGCGGCTGCGATGCACACCTCAAGGCTCTGCCCCGAAGAGTTGTTTGTTACGATCAGCTCAATTCGTTTGCTTGCCACAGTCCCGTTGACTTCGATTACCGTGGCGATGTTGTCAGACTGCAAGCTCGACGTCGCAGAGTAAGTGCTGCCGACTGCAACCCCGTCGACTGAGAGTTGTAGTGTGCAAGTGCCAGACGAAAGTTTGTATGCGATGCCGTCGATGCGGATTGTCTGTTTCCAGATGCGCGACAGGTAGTAAGTCTTGTTGCCGATGCTTGCGCTGCTGTCTTCGTGGACGCTGAAGAATGGGATCGACACAGTTGAGAAGGTTTCGGGTAGCTGCGTGACTGGTAGGTTGCCCGAACTGTCTAGCGTTGCGACGCCGTTGGCTGCGCCCATGTAAGTCTTGGGGACGACGGACGAGAAGTCGATGTCGCCGTATTGTAGCCCTGTACCTGTGCCGTTGACGCGCACGTACTGGTTTGCGTTAGTCTGCACGAACGTAGGCAGTGAGCTTTCTGGGCTAGTCTCTAGCCACTGCGTACCTTCGTAGAATTTTAGGATCGCTGGTGTCAGGGACGTGTCGAGCCACAAGTCTCCAGTCGCAGGGCTAGTCGGGGTCGCAGACTGCGACAGAATGTTGGCTTTGTTGAGCAGGGTGTTTGCCAGCGCAGATACTTTGGCCTGCGGGATTTCGTTGTCTTGGACTGCTACTTTGGCGTAGTTGATGTAGCCTGCGGCGTTGGTGTATTCGTCCTCAAACATCATCCCAGCCACGGTCTTGAGTGACTGGTTTTCGACAGTCATAATCGTGACCTTGTCGCCAGTCGTTAGCTGGTTGGAAGTGTCGACAAAGGTAATTGTGTCTGACGTGGACGAAGACAAGTAGTCTGCACTACCGCCCGGTTGCTGCAAGATGCCGTTGCGCCAGACTAGGATTTTCTCGTCGTCAGTGTGGACGAACGAAACCAGTGTAGTCGAGCCAGAGATTTCGTTATCGACACGACGGAAGTTCGTGACCGACTGCGAGCGAATAGAGTAAACGCTTACCTTGTCGCCAAGGGCTACAGCAGGGGTAGTCGCCGCAAGAGTTATTGTGTTGGCGGTTGTGTCGTAGCTGTACTGCGCTGCTGTGTTGGCTGTCGTTGTGTCGTGCAAAAGTAGACCGTTGCGATAGACGACAATGTTCTCTGTCGATGGGTCGAACGAATAGCCAATAACGCTGTTGGCCGCACCGATTGTACCCGTTGCCGTTGCGCCTGATCCGCTGCCACCAGTAATGGTGACGGTTGGGGCTGCTGTGTATCCAGAGCCAGCGTTAGTGATTGTGATTGATGTGACTGCGTCGGCTGTCAGTGTGGCGGTGGCGGTTGCTGTTGTGCCTGTAGTTTCTTGCGGGTCAGAGATTGTGACCGTGGGCACAGTCGCGTAGTTCGCACCGCCTGCTGTAACGGTAAGCGCGGAGATTGGCCCACCGATCAATACGTCAGCGCGTCCAAAGAAGAACGGGCCTTCGACGTTGCCGACTGATGCGCCTGCCGTACCACGAAACGTCGAGACGTCTGCGATTGTGACCCAGCCAGTTTCCGCGCCAGAGTATTGGCCGATGCGATATTGGATGCCTGCGGTGGCGTCGAGACGCATTTGGATAGGCCCGTCGAACACGCCCTCTTCGTTAAAGATGGTCGCCATCAACTCTGATATAGTTTTGTCGCCAAGTTCTGCCGTGTTAAGATAACGGATTACGTTTTCAAAATCAGTGTGGATGTTGCCACTGTTGACGTAGTTTTGCGGGTGTTGCTGTCTAAGTCGTGCCATTGTCTAACTCCTAACGGTCACGGCGAAGCCGATGATTTTCAACAGCCCCTTGCCTTTTGTGGTGAAACGAAACTGAACGCCTCGGTATCTATGCTCAAACTTGCGTTCGTATTGTCGGTTGAGCGGCACGTCTGGGAATTTGTTCTCTGCGCCGTCGCCCTCAATGAGAAACTGCATGGCTGAAAGGTATCGGCCACGCTCGTCGAACGCCTCGATTTGTAACTCACCTTTGCCTGTGGCTTGAAGAATGAAGCTGTAGCTTTCCTTCGTGTCGTTAATCGCGCCCTGCCAAAGTATTGGTGTGTCGACTACCATTTCTGGGCTGTCGGTAACTAAGTCCTCAACACTACTTCTATCCCAAATTCCTCCGGGCGTTCCCATCAGTGTAGTGCCGCCAAGCTGCCTGCCGCATGATGCGTTAAGAAACTCGCCCGTCGACCATTTGCTTTCGCCGCCTTTCATTGGGTTTAGCGATAGCGTTAGTCGCTTGGTTATCTGATCCGAGAACGGAAAAAATATGTGGTACTGGCCTTCGTCCTGATCGTAGAAAGCATTGATGCTTTCAAAGTCGTCCACATGGCTCAGCAGCTCCCGATACGTCAGGTCAATCTTGTTACTCATTGGAACAGTGTAAAGAGTAACGCCGTTTGTTTCTGAACGCCGCAATGAGTGTACGCCGTCGCGTGCGCAGAACATTAAGTCTGCGCCAGCCATCTTAATTGTGTTGTGGCTGATGCAACCGACGTTGACGTTAGCTTTGTCGTTGATCTGCCACTGGGTGTAGTCTGGGTGTATTTCGTACACTAACGTCTTGTCGTTGGTAAACACAGCAAGGCGTGAGTTTTCAAAAACGCCAAGTCCTGTAATCTCGTCAGCCGTGCCGATGATGTTGCCGACGTCAATGTCTGCGGCTTTTAAGACAGAAGGTGAGTTAGCGTCTTCGTCAGTTGTAAATATTTCGCCCTCGTCTACTCGGCTAAAGTCTATGACGGTACGCTTTCCGGGCATACCCGCGATAGCAAGACGCCGCTGTATCGAAACAATAAAGGCAGGGCGTGGGTCGCTGTTCGCAGTAATGTCTGCCCACTTAAACCCGTTATACTTATACATCCCATAATCACGGCTTGCGAATACGACTTGGTCGTTAAAGATTGTCGAGGTGACAACCGCCGCCTTGGGGTAAACCTCTGGCTTAATGTGCTGGCGTTCTGATTTTAAGGTTGTGCCACCGCCATCGACTTGCGCCCAGACAGCCAAGTCGCGGCCAAAGAAATTGACGTGCTTGATGTACTTGTTTGTTTCCGTGCGACTAATGGCTCCGGGGTCGCGCACCATTGTACCGCGCCAGTCGGCATAGCCGTCTTGGATGCGAAACATGTGCTGCTTCTTACCTGTGTCGAGAGCGCCAACGTCACGACTTGCGTCAATGCCTTGGAAGTCCTCGTAGGGGTAGACCTTAACTTTTACCCCGCTGGGAGCGTATGTCGTGGACAATAGTTATCTCCCAGTGTTGTAAGATTGCGTGCCTGTCGGCCTTTGGGATACGTCCCACGGGCTGACTTCGATTGGGCCACTGCCATACTTGCGGTGGTACAAAACGCGGTTCATCATTTTAAAATACATCGGGCCGTAGGCTTCGATCTTGTTCGACTGCTGTTGAACTGCGTAGTGATACAGCAGACCCGAAACCATAATGTTGTCAGGGATTGGCATGACTTCAGATGGGTGCGTGTAGTAGTTTATCTCTGGGTTGTCCCAGTAAGGATGACCACGCAAGTCTTCTATGACGAGGTTCGCAAACTCTATGAACATCATCATTACTTCGCCGTCGACAGTGCCGGGGTGCATGTCGCCGTAGCGACGTAGCGACTGCATGACCAAGGCTTCAAGGTTGGAGTATGGCGAGTTGAGGTGCGGGTTGTTGCCAGAAAAACGGTTACGCTTCTCACGGGCTTGGTCGCCTTCGCGCCAAGCTGTGTCGGCGGTCTTAATTAGGGTGGCGTCTATGTCACGACGCAAGTCTACCGCACCGACGACTGACTTGCCGTTTTCGTCGTCGTGACGAGGCTCGTCGTTCGCAGGCAGCTTGCCTGTTATAGTCGCGCTATCGTAGGTGCGGTATGCCATTAGTCTTCCTCCGCTCGCGTAATGCGGCCCTGCACCACAAACTCGTGCATTGCAAAACGCTCAACCAAGTGGTCGGGTACAGCCCAAGTTAGGTATTCTTGCTCATTGCAGAACCTTGGACGTATTTCTTCACCGACTACGGTAATCGGAAACGCTGTTATTTCTGGGTTGCTTGAAACGAATAAAGCCTTAGACGGCAGCGCACGTACTGGTGCTGCGGCGACTTTAGCCCTTTTAGATTTGGCCTTTACTTTAGCGGCTTGTATTTTATCAGACATGTTGTCTCCAAAAGAATGGGGCTGCAATTTCTCACAGCCCCATCCTACAAAGTTTTTAAGATTGGTTCGTCCTCACTTAGGAGACGGCGCTCCAACCCTTGATGCGGTGGTGTACTTTGGACTGCAACATTTCCAAGCCACATTCGGTTTGGTACATGTGCTTCACACCATCGAAGTCTGGCGCTTGGATGTCACGGATCAACTGAGTGTCACGACCCTGCATGTAGCGATACTTCAGCTCGCTCATGTCGAGAATAATCATCTCTTGATCCAGACCCGGTATCTGACGGAACATCGGGTGCATGTAGACCAGCAAGTCGCCAGCGTATGTGGTGTACCGCGAAAGACTTACGCCATAAGCGTTGTCGATCTGAGTTGGTTGCCAGCGGTTCTTGCCGATTTCCATAAGATTGGAAATCACGCGAGCGCCACAGAACGCGACCTTCTCATTGCCGCCGTAAGCAAAGATGTTTTCGATCAGAAGGCGATCAAATTCTTTCTCTGTGATTACGTTGGACGAAGCACCGTAGCTTGCGCCATCGGTTACACCAGTGATGCTGTTACGCAGACCACCTGTGAAACGAAGGGGCGATGCAGTCGAGCCGTTGACCTCGGCACGCTTCCCGAAGAACATGGCCCGTTCGATGTCGGACATGTGCATCTTGAGTGCTTTGGTTAGCTGCTCTTGCTCTTTGTCGCCAGTACGCAGATAGGTGTTCTGCAATGTACCTGTGACCTGTACGCTCGACTTAAAGATTTGTGTGAAGTTAAAATCCATAGTCGGGTCGAACGAGATTGCAGTCGGGGCTGACCCGCCTTCAGTATCCGCAAACCCACCGATAATAATATCCGCATTATCAGCAATTTGGTGTGTAGTTCCACCGATGTTACGCTCAACCGCGATTGAGTTTGAACCATTCACTGCGGCAGTCGCACGCATAACTTCGCCAGTAGCGACGTTAATCAAGATGGTTCCCGGTACGACAAAGTTTTTGTCTACGTTGGAAGCATCAATAGTGAAAGCGGCAGTCGAAGTCGATGCAACCGCACCGTTGACTGTCAGCTTGCGATCTGGAAGCTCGTCTCTGTAGTGGTTGTACTTCGGGTCATCCGTGCTTTCGGAACCCGTCATAGACAGCAATGCTTGTAGGGGTGCGCTGCCATTTGGTTCTAAGAGCGTAAATAATTCACGATAGTTGGTGGGGCGAAAGTCAGTCGTAAACTGGCCAGTCCCGCGAAGTCCTTGAATAGCAGTCATAGCTATTGCTCCTGTGTTAAGAGGTGTGTGGGGTGGGGCAGTAACAGTCTCGCGGCTTCAGCGACTAAGACTTGTCGTACCTATGTCTGTCAGACGTTCGGGCCGTGGCGCGAACTTTGTCTGTCTTGTGCATTAAAGCAAAAAAAAGGGGGGCTGTCGTCCCCCCCCTCTATTTTTTTATGGCGTGTACGTCATGCCGTGTCTTTATGGTGTGCGCGTCATATTACGCTAGACCGCAATTTTGCATTTTTTACGCTAGACCGCGCTTTTGCATGGCTTGTGCGGTTAAGGCATCCATAAATCCTTGGTCTGCGCTTGGGGCAGACGCAGCCGCACTGCCGCCAGACGGCATAGGATTGACCGAGCCAGTAAAGGCTTGGCGTCGTTCGTTCATGGCGCGGAGCCGTTCCATCTCAGGCGCGTTACGGTTCGCCGCAAAGTCTTGCCCGATCTTGTATGTCAGCTCTGGGTCAATAAAGTCGTCTTCGTTGTACCCACGGCCATAAGCAAAGTTAAAAAAGTCATCTTGCGCTTCGTCTGGCAGATTAAGGGCTTGCTGCATTTGATTTAAGTTGTTCGCAGCTTTCATCTTGTATGCGCTATTTGACTGCTGACCAGCCTCGTCTAACGCTGACTTCGCCTCTTGATTGATGCCGTTCGCTCTGGACATCATGTCTTGCATCATGCCCTTCATCTGTCCGTTTTCTTCTTGGAGCTGCTGAATGAGCTGCATACCTTGGCGGTACATGGGCGGCAGCTCGACTGAGTTGTCGCGCTCCCATTGCGCGATCTCGTCGTCGACTTCCAAAGCCGCGCTGTTCCCATCAGGTCGATCAGGAGTTACGTCGCGCTGGTCGCCCAAAGTGGGGTTCTTAGTGTACGCTTCCATTGAGGCCTGAAGGAACTGGGCCATGTCGTCGCCAGATACATTGTGTCCAGCAGCTTTGGCGTTGGCCATCACGCTTTCAATCATATTGATAGCAGGCTGGATTGGCTTAATGCGCGTGGCGTTGTCATGGTTCAACGTCTTATAGCGATTACTCATGCCAGCAATCTGTGAAGCTGAGAACGTCTGCTTTCGCCCGTCGCCCATATCGACGTTGATAAAGCTCTCTTCGTGTAGATTGTCGCCTTCAGTCTGAGGGCCAGCAATCTCTTGCACCTTTTCCATATCAGTGGGCGGGGTGTCGACGGGGGGTGCTGGCTGCGGTGGGCCTGCTGGTACGGGGGCTGGTTGTCCATCGGGTGCTGGCGCTGGGCCTAGTTGCTGCGCTGCCATTTGCGCAATCATTGCGTCGTCTTGTTCTGCCATTGTCTTTCCTTTCCAGCCGTAGCGGGATGTGTTTAGAGGGCCGTGGCGCTCTCTTTAAGCTCGCCCCTGTTGGCGGCGTCCATCAAGATATTGTTGTTCAAGACTTGGCTGACTACAGAAGGGAGGTCGACAAACTTCCTCGCGGCCCACATGGAACCGCGACGAAAATGCACGTCTTCTATGGTCATGGCTGGGCCATCGCATAGTTGATATGCTGCTTGGAGAATGGATTTCTCCATCTCGTCTTTAATTACTTGCCAGCCCTTCGACTTGAGCATGGCGTCTATTGCGACTTGTTTTTGTTTGGGGGTCATTTGCCTAATGTCACATATGCGCCGACAGACAGAACGCCGAGGATGCCAAGTATGCACCAGCGTACTAATGTCTTGAGGGCTGTTGATTTAATGTCGCGCCAGCCGTCTATGAGCTGGCGCAGTTCTCTTACGTCGTGAGGGGCGTTGTCGTCGGACAAGCCTATGCGTGTGAGAGCTTCACGCGCACCTTGCTGGGCCGCTTGTTGCAGCATGGCTTCGATCTCTGGTTTAGACAATCTGTACGTCGTGACCTCGGCCATGCTATTTCCTTTAGGCGGCTTCGTATGTCGCCTTGTCAGTGGCGATTGCCGACGCGCTTGTGCCTTCGTTCACGCCCAGCGCGGCTTTGTTCGTTGCGTCACCCATGATTTTAGGCGAGCGTTCAGCGATTTGCTGCAAGACGTACTTGTTCGTGACGACAGCCTCGCCTGAGACTGAGGCTTTGAACCCATCAGCGTAGCTGTCGAGGACGCTGTAGTAGACCACGCCGTCCCATTGGAGAAGTGAGCGAACCTTACCCGCTTCCCACGTTGGGTTGCCCCAAGGCTCGGCGGGTACGCTGTATATTTTTGATGCTGCTGTGTCGTACATTTTTT